GTGTGTAGAAGAATTGGCGGAATTTTGGCGGTCGCCCCTGCAGGTCAAAAATCCGTTTATTCTTAACCAAAACCGCACAGATTTCTGTAAGGTTTTATTTCAGTTCTTTGTTAATATTTGACTGCATAAAATTGAAATTTTATTTTGGGTTTTCATAAAATTGAAATAAAAATATAACATTAGTAAAATACATAAAAACAAAGTATAATATTAGTATATAAGATGACCGACCAAGAAGAACAGACAAAGAACTCATACTCGTTGATTGATGTTTTAAAAGGAAAGACCTCGCTGTATGCAGAGGCGTATACCAATTCACAATATCAATTGGAAAAGAAAGAAGAAAATCTTCGTTGTGAAAAAACAAGACACATAAAAACTTTAGCAAGATTATTGAAATATGAGGGAAAACAAATATTGGACGAAATGTTTGATTATGCAGTTAGTAGTGGCATGTTTTTAAAATGCAACAGCGCTGTTGTTGATGTGAAAACTTCTGTTTTAGAAAATGAAACAAAAACAAAAGTAAAAAATCCCAAACACTCACACTATACAATTTACATGAAATTTTATAAATCAGCAAAATTGGGCGATAAACCAATCTATTATTTAGGCAATTTCTTAATTAAACAATTCAAAGAAACTTTGCACAAAAAGTTTTTAGAGTTCAGAGAGAAATGGACTGCAGATATTGAGATAAATGAAATAAGTGATATTTTCGGTTTGACAGAAAATGAATTAAAAGAATAAATAACATTAGATAAAGATTTAGAAAAATAATCATACATAATATAAGAAGACATGTATAACAAAGAAGTTCAAGTAAAAGCAAACAAGAAATGGCGCGAGTTGAACGCCGAGAAATGGAGCGAAATAAATAGAAAACAACAAGAAAAGCATTACGAAAATAACAAAGAGAAGAAGATAGAATATGTATGCAAAAGATACAGGTTCAAAAAAGAAGTTGCCAGATTGATGGCAATTCTTATTTAGGAAAAGAACCTATGCTTTTTATTTAGGAAAACTTAAATAAAAGGGAAAACGGAGGAATTGGTTTTATTTAGGAATAATATTAGAAATAATAAATGATATTTGTAAACAACATAAAAAAATAATATTAGTAAAGTGTATAAGAAGCATGAACTACAAATTTATTGACCCCTCAAAAAGTTTAGGAAAAGCAACGCGCGAGTATTTAAGAAATGTTTCAGGATATAAGCGATTACCGAGCAGTATCATTCAGGATTTAGTATTTGCAAATAATTTGCAATACGAAGAACAGCAAAAGCAAAAAGAAGAACAAAAGAAGCAAAGCAAAAAGGCAGTCGCAGAACTACCGCAATATATAGAGCAAAACGAAGCAGAACAAAAGAAAATCAAAGCACAACGAAAGCGTGAACAGAAACAACAGGCAATCAAACAATTTGAAGACAGATTGGTAAAAAACATATTGCAGAATGTAGGCGGTAGATACTCATTAAAATTAAATAGTTTCTTACGCAAATTTTCAAACAACAAAAACGCAATCAAACAAATGTTAAATTCTATTAATAAAGTCCTGCTCTCAAATGGTAAGAAAATAAATGTAAAAATCAACAATCTTAACTATGTGTTAAATGCAAACACGATTGAGAAACTTTACTCATTATTATCAAATCAGATGGTTGAAGGCATAAGCGTTTCAGGAAGTGATGAAGCGTTTGTTAATGAATTGGAAAACGCAGAAAGCATAGAGATTTATGAGTTTGTAAAAACCAATAAATACGAAAAGGCAAACGGCGCATTCTTTAAATACAATCATGTCATGGATTTTGATTTCTCAAAATATCAAATCTATGATGCAAACGAAAAAGTTGACTATGACAATTGTTTAACCTTTGCTTTAAAGCAGGGCGGTCTTTGTGATGAAAAGTTAGATAAGTTAAGAATGATGTGCAAAACTGACAACATTCCTGTTTGCAAATTAAAAGAGGTTTGTGAGCAATTGGAAATTAGAATTAATTTAAAGAAAAGCAAAAAAGGCGATTACGGATTTTTCAACTATGGAGAACAATTCACAGAAACATATACTATTGGATTATTAGAAGAACACTACTTCATTTTAGATGAAACGACTATTACGAGTTATGCAATTAAAAATTACCATGAAATCAAAGACATTAACGATTGGCACAAAATCGCAAAGAAAGGAGATAAACGAAACGATAGATTTATTGATAGTTTTTCTGCAATCAGATTGCTGATTGAAAACAAAGACAAACTATTAACCCCTTTAAATAAAATAGATATTTTAGATAGTCCATATTACAAAAAAGTTGAAGATGAAATAATCAACTTAAACTACGAAGCAAAAGAAGATATTAATTATAAACCAATCATGCCAAAAGAACCAAAAGAAAATGATGTCATAAATATTTTCTATGACTTTGAAACATACACAAATGCAACTGGAAAGCATATTCCCTATCTATGTTGCTACAGAATTAAGGGCATTTGCCATACTCAATACGGCGAAAGTTCAGGATTAGAAATGCTTTGGCATTTATCAAATACATTTAAACATTCTAAATCAACAATCCGTTTGATTGCTCATAATGGAGGTAAATATGATAGTCATTTTATTTTCAGATATTTGATGGGAGCGAGTGGCATTAAGAAAGGTTCGCGCTTCATGACAATCAAAGGCAAATTCAATAATGTTAAGTTTGAATTAAGAGATAGTTTGTTATTGATTTCCATGCCTCTGAAAAGTTTTAATAAAACATTTAAGTTGGGCGACACTATCAAAGAAGTCATTTCGTATAACATGTATAACAAAACCGACTGCGTTCAAAGAAAAGTAATTCCTATTAGTGAGGGTTTGGAATGGGTCAAAAATGATAAGTTGGACGAAGAGCAGTTTTTAAATAATATTGAAAAATGGAACTTACGAACTGCTGATGACCATTTTGACTGCATAGAATATTCTCGTTTCTATTGCCAAATAGATTGTGAGATTTTGGAGAAAGGATATAATACATTTAAAAAATGGCAATTGGATTTGGTAAATATTGATATTGATAATGTTCTCACACTCGCCTCATTAGCGCATAATTTTTTTATTAACGAAGGTTGTTATGATGAGGTAAACGAACTCGCAGGAACTCCTCAACAATTCATTCAAAAATGCGTCGTTGGCGGTCGTGTCATGTGTTCTGAAAACAAAAAGAATGTTGAGGACAAAGGTAAGAAGATTATGGATTTTGATGCAGTTTCACTTTATCCTTCTGCCATGAGAAGAATGGACGGATATTTGAAAGGATTGCCAAAAGTAATTACCAATTTTGATTACAACACTATCAAACAATACGATGGGTATTTTATGCAAATTGTTGTAAAATCTGTTGGTGTCAATCGTAAGTTTCCAACCATGAGTTATGTGAATGAAAATGGAATAAGAACCTTCACAAATGAAATGATTGGCAAAACCATATTTATTGATAAAATTGCATTAGAAGATACTATTGCTCAACACAACATAGAGTTTGAGGTTGTTCGCGGTTATTATTTTGATGAAGGATTTAACACAAAGATAAATGATACTATCCAACACATTTTTAATGAACGCAAAAAACTCAAAGCACAGAAGAACCCTGCAGAAGTTGTTTACAAATTAATTATGAACTCTGCATATGGTAAAAGTATTTTAAAAGAGATTGAAACAGAAATTCAGTTTTTCAATAATGAAGAAGACATGAATGTTTTTATCAGTCGCAACTACAATTGGGTTCAAAATTATGAAGCGATTGACAATTCTAAAATGTGGATTTTGGAGAAAGTAAATCCTATTAATAATCATTTTAATATTCCGCAGGTTGGAGTTAGTATCCTTTCGTGGTCAAAAAGAATTATGAATGAGGTCATGGGTCTAGCAGAAGATAATAATTTGGAAATGTTTTATCAGGATACTGACAGCATTCATATTTCTGCAGACCATATTGAGATATTGGCAAAGTTATTCTACGGAGTTTATGGTAAAGAATTAATTGGAGAAAATTTAGGGCAGTTTCATAGCGACTTTGATTTAAAAGGTTGTGATGAGGTTTACGCCAACAGGTCTATCTTTTTGGGAAAAAAATGCTATATTGATGAGTTAAAAGGTATTGATGAATACGGAAAAGAACAAACTGATTATCATATTCGCATGAAAGGAGTTCCAAATTCAACAATCAAATATACTGCAAAAACGATTGGAGTTTCAGTTTATGAACTCTATGAAAAATTATATCATGGAGAAGCAATCAAATTTGACCTGACAGAAGGAGGAGCGAAAGCAAATTTCAAAGTAAATAAAAATGGAACTATTAATACATTACCATTCTTTGAAAGAATTATTTGCTTTTAGGGAAAATATTATGTTTGCTATTAGTATAATGGAAAAAGGCGATAAACCGAAGGACATGAAACCGAAGGACAAAAAACCAAAGGAGAAGAAAGTAGTAAAAGCAAAAGCAAAACAAACACAGAAACAAGAACAAAAACAAAGTGTCAAAATTGTGATTGGAGAAAAAGCAAAACCAAAACGCAAATATGCACGAAAAGCAAAAGTCATGGTTCCTTCAGTAAATATTGTGAGAGGACAAACCGCAGTCAGTTATTTAGGAGGAGAAGGAGATTTAAATCAAGTAATAACAGGTCCGTCAGGAGTAAGTCAACGAGTTCAACAATCTGCCGTAGCACCTCCAAGAGGAGGAAATCCGCCTCCGCAACCGCCTGTATTATCATCTGTTCAAGCACCTGCAACATTAGATGCTGAATTAACAGCAGTAAGTGAAATAAGTATGCCAAAGGCAAGAACACCTGCATTTAGTGAGGTTCAAGAAGAAGTTCCAAAGAAGAAGACCAAAGCAAAGGCAAAATCAACTATTGTAAAAATTGGAGAAGGTATTGGAGATTTTATTAAGAAAAATCTATTAGACCAACCTTTGGATTTGCACACACAAGAACCATCAAGAGCAATTGAAAAACCAAGACCTCCTTTAGTTATTCAACCTGAAAGCAAACCTATGAAACCAGGCAAAGCAAAAGCAGAAGATATTTACATGGAGGTTGTTCCTATTAAAAAACCAGTAAAAGGAAAAACCGATGTTCCTGTTGAAATTTTTGTTCCAGAACCAAAAGGAAAAGAACTACCAAGCACGAGCGAATTAGTATTCAAAGAAGAAAAAGGAGCAGAAGAAGTAAGAGAAAATACTCAAACACAATTAATCAAAGAAAAAGCAAAGAAAAAAAGAAAGGAGAAAGTAATAGAAGATACTGACGCATCACAGGGCGCTGTTTCCATGCAAGACCCAGAACCAATAACAAAGGAAGAATTAAATCAGTCATTAAGACGAATGATTGTTGGAGATACAATAGATGATATTATCAGCACGATTGAAACACCTATTTTTAGCACCAATCCTGATTTTAAAACTATCAGTCAAAATGTAGATGTTGAGAATGTTCCTGCAACAGAATTGGATTTTGGAAACGAGGGTTTGACACAATTCAATATTGATGGTTTTGTTCCAGTTGGCAGACAAGAAGGCATGGTTGAAGTTATTGAAAAGAAGAAAGGAGGTAGACCAAGAAAATATGAAACCGAAGAAGAAGCAAGACAAATGAAAGCAGAACAAACAAGAGAAAGTAATAAACGCATGGCAGAGGAAAAAAAGAACGCCAAAAAATGGGAAAGCATAACTGAAAAATTAATTGCAAAACAAGCGCAAGAAAAACTCAATCAAGAATATGAAGATTTCGTTTCTGTAGGAGAAACAACAGACATGTTGAGAGTTATGTTAGAACAGAAAAGAGAAGAAGCAAAACAAATAGAAGAAGGTCCTTATTCTTTTGCAAGACAATTTCCAAATTCGCCTCAAATTCAAGTTGCGCAAGATTTCAATCCTCTAGGAGAGTATGCAGGGTCTGTTTTAATACAAGATGTCGCACGAAAAATGGTTGACAAAAGAAACGCAGAGGCATATGATGGAAATTTTATTAGTGGCGATTTCCAAGAACAATCTGCTGACTTATGGAGCAACAATAATTTTGGAGGAGTAAAATCCATGATTGGAGATGAGTTAGGATATAGTGATGAAAATCCAGTTTTAACAAATGCAACATTTAGCAAAGACGCAGTTGATAGTAATTTGCCCTTTTTAGGAATAAGTGATATTGAATTTGTATAAATTTTTCTATGTTTCTATATTATAACATGGAAGACATAGAAGAACCTTTAGGAAAAGTTATTGATTTAACCACGAATGAAAAAATACTTAAAAAAGAGAAAAAACCGAGAACTGAAAAACAGATTGAGGCATTTAAGAAAGCGTCTGCAATTCGTGATGCCAACAGAGCAAAGAAGAAAGAAGACGGCAAAAAGGAAATGGAGGAAAAGATTTTGAAAAAGGCAATCAGTATTAAAAAGAAGCAAATCAAAAAAGCGTATACGATAGATGACATAAGCGATGATGAAACTCCAATTGAACAAATACGAGCGATGACACCTCCTCCTCAAAGACCTATTCAGCAAATTCAACAACCAATTGTTAAAAAACCTCAATTTTATTTTCTCTGATATATTTATAAAACATGGACGAGGACGATATTAAACAGAAATTAGAAGAAATAAATGCAATTCACCCAACCTTTGATGAGCACAATCCAATTACTTTTGTTATTTTTCTTACTGAAAACCGAGCAGATTTAAATCCTGAACAAATAAAATGGGTTGAAAATGAGATTGAGAAACTAAAAAGAAAACAGAAAAAAACACAAAGCAAATGGTTAAAGGCAATTGATAATGAGATTAGTCGCCTACCTTTAGAGCAAAAAATAGGAGAATGTTCAGTAAGAGTATTTGAACCATTATAAAATATCTATCACTATATTAAATGACAGATATTTTAAAAGAAAGACGATTAATAAACTTAAATAGTGAAGATGCAACTTTTAAATACAACGGCACCTTTTTGAGTAATGTTTTATTTAGTTTTTCTAATATTTTGAGAGAAGAGCGTAATGTTGTTTATGTTGAAGGAGGAGTTTTAAATGCACAAATACCTGTTTCCTTTTACGCAATCAATATTTATAATAATGTGTTGTTTTATTCATTAAATTCAACTATTTTTTCAATCACAATTCCAGTCGGCAATTATAATTTTACAACCTTTGCGTCTGCTTTAGTAGCGCAATTTTTAGTAAATGGACACACCATGACAATAACAATAAATCAAACAAAAGGAATAATTACATTTACAAATTCAACAGGAACTTTAAATTATTTTAGAGAGAGCGCTTCAACATGTTGGCGAGTTTTAGGTTTTGCAACAGGTTCTGGAGATTTTAATGCAACCGCAAATGTAATAACTCCTCCTCATTTATTAAATTTGTTAGGACCAAAGAAACTTAAAATATTCTGCGAGGCATTTAGCATAAGTTCATGTGATAGTAGGAACTTTTCAACCTCTACATTAATTGATACAATTTCTGTTGATGTTCCTGCATATTCACAACTTAATTATACAAATCAAACAGGAGAATATGGACGACTTAAGAAAAAAGAGATTAGTAATATTGATATTTTGATTACAGATGAACTGAATAATCCCCTTAACCTGAATAATACGGATTGGTCAATCACTCTAGCGTTAATAATATTTAGGAAAGTTGAAATTGTGAACAACGATTTAGAACCTTTATTAAATACTTTAGGAAATGTTGAGAATATTTTGACAGATATTGATAATAATATTAAAAATCAGGGAGGATTTAGCGATGCATCTGTTAATCAAAACATGGACCAACAACAAATAACAGAACAATTACCAACTTTAAGTGAAACAACAGATAATTTAGCAGAAAATACTGGATACAATCCTCCTATTTTAGAAACGGACGATTTGGATTTATTGTTGTATGAAAATCCAAATTTATTTAAATAAACTGCTTTTAGAAAAAGCATGGCAAAATACTTTTAGGGAAAAGTCATAGAAAAATTGCAGGTTTGTGTAATTTAGCGTTTTGGCATAATTTATTATGTTGGCATTAATATATAAATGTCGGTTTTGCCAAAAGAAATTGCTTACTCTGCCACCAAACCTGCGTCGCTTCCAAAGGGGACATCATGCATCAGCGCCGTTGTTGCTCCGTCAAACGGCAGTCAGTTTTTTGAGAACGGACAAATCATCTTTGACCTCCCTTCTCGTGGTTATTTAGTGCCTGAAAGTTTGTATTTACGATACAGAGCAACTACTACCGCCGTTGCTACTGCTGGTGTTTCATTCCGTGGCACACCTGTATACCAACCCTTCCAGCGCCTTGAAACTATTATTGGTTCTCAAACATGCGAGAGCATAACCAATTACAATCAGTTATCAAATATGTTGGTAAATTGCAGAATGAATGTTGCCCAAAAAGTTGGTTATTCCCAGGCGCTTGGCATAGGAACTGCTACTTCTGCTTTTACTTTTGATAATTGCAACGGAAGACTTCTCCCTGATAGCGCCACTACGAATGTGTCCATGTCTGCCCCTCTTGGTTGCTTGATGTCCAATTGCGACCATCTTTACCCTTTAAAGTTCTCTCCTTCTGTTCGTATTCAGTTAACCCTTGATAGTATTGCCAATATCTTTACTGCTACTACTCTGCCCATTACTACTGCTTTCTTTTTGCAAAATGTTGAATTATGCTTTGACATGATTGAATTTTCTGCTGATGTTGACAGCGCTGTTGCTTCCATGGTTGATGAGAGAGGCAAAATAATGATTAAGTCCCAATCTTATTTGTCTACTGGTCAAACTGCCCCTGCAGGTGCTGTTGGTTCTCTTGAGTATATTTACAATTTACGCCTTGCTTCTATTAAATCTTTGTTCCTCCACCCTTCTGGAACACATGCAAATAGTTTGAATAAGTTTATTGATGCTCTTGACATTACCAACTCCAACGGCGCTTATCAGTTTTTCGTTGCTTCTCTGCCCTATCCTCCTAGACCTCTATCAACTGCTCTTTCTAAATCTGCCATACAGAGCGAGTTGTCAAATGCTTTTGGTCCTGTTCATGACCTTCTAACAACCAATTTTGCTATTAATCCTACGGAGTTTAACTACATCAACACTTCTACTACTACTATTGCTATACCTGGAAAATTTTATGTAGGGGTTAATACCGAACGCCTTAGCAGTAATGCAGTCATGTTGTCAGGCATCTCTTCGCAGAACTCACCCATCAGTTTGAGAATTGATTTGGGAACTGCCACCACGAACGCTCAAACTCTTCAGGTTATTGCCCTGTTTGATGCTATTATTGAGATTGATGTCGCCAATAAGCAGGTCGCTGTTCTTCAGTAAAAGGAACTCGTCGTTCCTTTTTGAAACCATACTTTAGTAAAAGTATTTGAATAAATAATAAATAAATGTTTTATTATTTGTTTTGCCCTACTTTTTTAAAAGTAGATTATATATAGTAAATGCCTTATCATATTGAAAAGAAGGGTTCAAAATGGTTTGTTTATGATAATGAAAATGTGCAATTACCATCACATGGATTTAAGACCAAAAAAGAAGCGAGAAAACAGGAGATTGCAGTTGCTTTATCACAATCTAAACGACAGAAGAAACCTATGAGTTTTTATTTCGCATAATATAGTATACATGCCAACAATCAGTATTAAGGAAAATGACAAACCCAATCTACCAAAATGTGAAATGAATTGTGATGGAGATTTAGATGAACATTTAAATAAATATGAACTTACAAAATTTCTTAACCGACACCAAATGTCCCTTTTTATTGGGAAACCAAAATCTGGTAAGACCTCGCTCGTGTATTCATTATTTAAAGGCAATAAAAAGAACAGAATTCTAAAAGGAGTTTTCTCAACTATTTATTTGTTTCAACCTGAAAATAGCAGGGGTTCCATGAAAGACAATATTTTTGAAACTCTTCCTGAAGACCAAAAATTTGATGAACTCACATTTGACAATTTAAACGATGTTGCAGAGCGAATAAAAGAAGATAGTAAAAATAATTACACTAGTTGCATTATTTATGATGACATGGGCGCATATTTGAAGAACAAAGATAGTTTGCAACTCTTTAAAGAGATGGCATTTAATAAAAGACACTACAAACTAACGCAGTTATTTTTGGTGCAAACATGGTATTCAGTTCCAAAGGAGTTGAGAAGATTGTGGGATAATATTTTTGTATTTAGAGTAAGTAAAGACGAACTTAAAAATATTTTTGATGAAGTTGTGGAGCAGAAGAAAGAACTCACAGAAGACATAGCAAAATTGGTATTTGACAAACCATATGAATACTTATTTATCAATACAGATAGTCAAAGATTGTTTAAGGGTTTTGACGAAATAGAGATACTGGAATAAATATTTTGTAATCTAATATATATAATATGTCGTTTTTCAAAAAGATAGGCAAGGCAATTTCGTCGCCCTTTAAAAAGGGAGGAGCAGTTTCAAATGTCTTTAAAAAAGGCGGTGCAATCGCACAAGGTGTTAGTAAAGGTTTAGGTGTTGTTTCAAATGTTTTAGGAAAAGTTGGTTCTGTTGGAGAAAAAGTTCTAAATAATCCCCTCACAAATTTGGTTGTTGGTGCTGTTGCTCCTGAATTGTTGCCTGAATTACAGGTTGGAGGTCGTGCATTAGTTGCTGGTGCAAAAGCAGGAGCAAAACTGGCAGGTGCTGGTTCACGATTAACAGATGTGAAGAGTTATAAAAAAGCAGATGATTTAGCAGGTCATTTAGAAAATGTGAGTGATGCCATGAGGAGAGCAAAAGAAGTTCAAGGCGCTGGACAAGAAGTTGCATCTTTTGTTTAGTAGTGTTTAGAAAATATTTTTTATAATGACATATATATATAAAATGTCAAAAGGTGATTTTAATGTTTACTTAAATACTACAGATGTTCTCGCTGTTAATACTGCAGGAAAAGATTATACATGGGGGTTTGATTTTGGATTTGTTGAAGAAGGAGATTATGAAATGAGTATCCAATTTTCAAGTGGTAATATTGCAATTGCTGATTATTCAACAAATGGAGCAGTTCAAATATCAGTTGAGGCAGGTGTTTTAGCAAGAACTTTTGCTGGAGGTTCTTCTGTTAGAGCATCTCCTACGCAAATTGCTGGTTCTTTAAGGTTAGTTTGGAACTCGGCAAGTGTTGCTACTTATGTTGCCAACAGAACTGATAATCACCCTATTCTTTTTAAAAGTTTAAATAGAAGTTCTAACTATATCCGTATTCATTTAGATAGTAATACTGGAACACTTATACCAAATGCTATTTCTACCAATTGGTCTATCATGCTTCATTTTAAAAAGGTTTAATATATAAAAATATTGTAATATTATATATTAGATGTCAAGTTTAACAAATACTCAAGTAAATGCAAGGTCCATGAACGGATTGGTAAATGTAGAGGCAAATAGTGGCACATTTGATGAGATAGATTGTAATACTTTAAATGTTGCGCTTTCAGCAACTGCTCCAACACGAGTATTTGGAGATAATACAACAAATATTGCAACAACTGCTTTTGTGGCAAATGCTACAACAGGTTCTTTCATGACCTTAAATACAACACAAACTATTACAGGTGATAAAACATACACAGGACAGGCAGATTTTTTAAGTTTAACAGCAACTTATATATCAAATACAAGTTCAATAGATACTCCTTCTATTACTTCAGGATTAGGAAGTGATAGTTTAAATGTTGGAGCAAATCAAACATCAGGCATACTATTTTTAGGTTGTCGTTCAAATAGAACTGGGGCAATAAATATTGGCACATTAGCAACTGGAAACGCTCCAATTGTAATTGGTTCTAATGTGTCAACAACACAGACGGCATCTCATAATGCTATTACTACATTTAATAAAGTTCCTTTTTGTTCTATTGCTCCTGCTACAGGAAATCACTTAACAAATAAAACATATGTAGATGGTGCAATTTCAACCGCAACAACTGGATTTGTAGATGTGGCAAATACACAGACGATTTCAGGACAGAAGACATTTTCAAATGCAAATACTTATATCAGCGGAAACACAATTACAAATAATCTTAAATCAACATCAGGAAGTTTAAACATATCAACAAACTCTGCTTCAGTTGTGGATAATATTAATATTACAACAGGAGCAGATTTGATTTTGAATTGTGGTTCATCAGGAATAGGTAAAATATACTTAACTAAAGACGGAGGAACATGCATGAGTATAAATGATGCTGGCGCTACTTTTAATGTTGATGTTGATTTTTTTGGACAAACAACTATTGACCCTTTCACAATATTTAATATGATGCCTACAGCAACAATTATTCAAAATGCCTCTTCTGTTGTGCCTTCAGGGTTTTTATATTGTGATGGAACAGCAGTTTCAAGAACAACATATTCAACCTTATTTAATAGAATAGGAACTACATATGGAGTTGGAAATGGAACAACAACTTATAATTTGCCAAATTACAAGGGCGCTTTTCTTCGTGGGGCATCTTCTCAAGTGGTTGGAGGAATTACTTATACCGCTGGAGCAGTTGGAACTGCACAACAAGACATGGCGCTGACTACGCCAGTATCAGGTTATTCTACTCCTTTATCATCAACTGGATTTAGAAGTTGTGGCGCTGGAACTCGTGATGCCATCGCAAGAACAAGTCAAGGCGACCCTATTGAAAACCCCACAGGTTTAAATCTCGCATATCCTACTGGAAGAGGAGGAGCAGAAGTTAGACCTATGAACCATGCCGTCTATTATTATATTCGTTATTAATTGCATTTATTTAAAAGTATTTTTTAAAAGTATATTATATAAATGGAAGAACAAAACATAATAGAGATTGCTGAAGACCGAATGATGTCTGACCTTTGCCTCAAATGGTATTTAGAAACAGATGAAGAAAAGAAGAAGGCAATTTATGAGAATGAGATATTACCACTTTACAAACAAATAAATAAATTGCAATAGTATATGAGTATTCAGGATATTGAGAGTATTTTAGACAACATACGACAGAACAGCGTTATTTTATCTGCACATCATAAAAAACGACATTATTATTTGAAAGAAAAAATAAAATGGTTTCGTTTACCAACTATTGTTTTGAGCGCTTTAAATTCTGTATTTTCAGTTGGATTGCAACCATACATGGAACAGAAGACAATAAGTATTACAAATTGTCTTATTTCATTAGTATGTGGCATTATTGTTTCAATAGAAATGTTTTTATCAATTGAGAGTGGAATGAGAGGAGAAGAAGATGCGACAAAACAATATTATTTATTGAGTGTTGAAATACAGCGCTATTTATTATTGGAAGTTGAAAACAGACAAATAGAACCGCAACCATTTTTAGAAAAATGTTATAATGAATATGTCAAGTTGTATGAGAATAGCGGTTTGGTTAAGAAGCAAATACATGATGCGTTGACGCCTTTGGAAGATAAAATTAAAATAGGAATGCCGTCAGTAAAAGAAACGCCTTCAAGTGGCAACAGCAGTTTAAATAGTAATTTTAGTATAGATAATTTTACTAACCCAATATAAATGAAGATTGAGAAAAGCGATAGAAAGGATAAAAGATTTGTTGCAACCTTTAGCGATGGAACAAAAACACATTTTGGTGCAAAGGGAGCGTCAACTTTTATTGATGGAAAACGAAGTATTGATGAACGAAATAATTATCTTAAGCGACATGCAGTAAGAGAAAATTTCAATAATCCAAAATCTGCTGGAGCGTTGTCGGCGAGGTTATTGTGGGGTAAATCAAAGAGTTTAGACAAAAATCATATGGATTTTATGAAACATTTTAATATGTAGTAATAGTATAAATGGACATGCTTTTCAGAAAACGACTTATGCCTGTTGGTATTCCTCAAGTAAATATGTTTAGAAAGGGCGGACCTACACCAATCAGAACGATGCGACCTTTGCCAATTGGAGCAGGTGGTGGTGGAGTTAGAAAATTGTATTAAAATATAGTATATGCAACTCGTTTATGATAATCGCAAAACATTTAAAAATGTTCGTCGTCATTCTCTTTACTTCACATTAAAAAATTACAAAATATGATTTAGTAATATTAGAACTTAAAAAATATCTGTTCTAATATTATAATAAATGACTGACTACAGAAAACAAATCATGGAGATGCAAATCAAATTGAACAACAAAGAGCGCCTCAATTTGGAACAGCGCAATATTGTTTTAGAAAAACAATTGAGAATAGAAGAATTAGAAGAAGAACTTCATGAACTGAAGAAAAAGTTTATGGAGCATGAACAGGAATTTTTAAATAAAAATATTAAACCAGTTCATGCAATAGTAGAAAAGAAAGAGTGTGGAGAATGTAGACGAGAAGACAGACGCATGTATTCAACTCCTGGATATAAATGCGAAAATGATTTCTGTTGTAATTATAAATAATGGGGTGTTTAGAAAGATTTTACAATTGGTTGGCAATTGAAACTATACCAGAAAGTGAAAAGAGCATTTTAAGGGATTTAATGAAAATTGGGATTATTGAAAGTTAATATTTTATGCAGTCAAATATTAACAAAGAACTGAAATAAAACCTTACAGAAATCTGTGCGGTTTTGGTTAAGAATAAACGGATTTTTGACCTGCAGGGGCGACCGCCAAAATTCCGCCAATTCTTCTACACAC